GAACCATCTAGTGCTGGTAGAGCACCTGATAGTTGTCCTGCTGGAAGGTTAGTTAAATTTGCACCAGATCCAGAGAAGGTTGTTGCAGTTACTGTGCCATCAATACTTGCATCACCATCAACAGTTAAAGTGCTAGTAATAGTGGTTGTTCCAATACCAACCTGTCCATTTTTGATAGTGAGACTATCAACTTCACCAGAACCAGTTTTAAAAACCCACTCATCATTTACATATGAGTAGATTGCCATCTGTTGCACGAAAGTGCCATCACTAGTAGTTTTTTCTATGGCAAAATATTGTCCACCACCAAAAGGAACACTATTATTTAAATGTACTATCTGAGTTCCATTAGATGAGTTTAGAAGTTCAACTCTTGGACCTTGGAATTGATTTGCGTTATTTGAATATAAAGTTAATTCTGGATCATTTTTTACGGAACTGCTATTTGTTAACAATGCACTTTGATTAAGACCAGAATCGGCAGTCTTTATCTCATCATTAGCAGTAACACTTCCAACAGTGATATCTGGAGTTCCCGCAAGTGCATAAGCAGTTGTTGCTTCAGATACAGAACTTGCACCAGCAACAGTAGCAGTTCCTTGGAAGAACGAAACATCAAGGTTATCAGTAAAGTTGACTGTAGAAGCAGTACCTACAGTAACTCCAAAACCTTGAATCTCAACACCAGTTCCAACTGCTGTGACGTTAAGAAGATTGCTTCCATCCAGTGCTGGGAGAGCACCAGTTAGTTGTGATGACTGGAGAGTACCATCGAAAGCAGTTGCTTTGACTGTTCCTTCAACCTGAAGTTTTTCGGAAGCACTTGCGGTTCCAATTGCAACATTACCAGAACTATCTGCCCAAAGTTTTACATTTCCAAGACCATCAGAAATGATGACATTGTTGGATGAAGTTCTGATGTCTACATCATTTAGATTGCCATTATGTGAACCTAAAATGACATTATAACTTCCAGAGGTAATGTTTTGTCCTGCTCTATCACCAAAGACGTAGTTGTACTGACCAGTTGTTGTTGAATTAAGAGCAAACTCACCGATAGCAATGTTGTGTCCTTGTCCACCAGAAAGGTTGAATATTGCTTGGTCACCAACACCAATATTTCTACCAGATCCACTTCCAGCAGCACTATTACCAACCTTGATATTTGTACTTGCAGGAATATCAATGTGTCCTGGTGTAACTGTTGCGACTCCAGAAACTACATTTATACCATCACTAAAGTCAGCTCCACCCTCGACAGTAAGTTGTGCTGTAATAGCAGTAGTACCAATACCAACTTTACCTGTAGTGGTAACTCCAGATGCTCTTGACTGCCATACTGAGTCAGAGTCAACATCGATTGTAATCTCACCAGTTGAATCGGAGAGGGTAACATTAGCACCACCAACCAGTGATGTAACAATACCAGTTAATCCAGAAGCATTACCAAGATATGAAGTAGCACTGTGGACTCCACTTACTACTATATCTGTTGCTGTCAGAATACCAGAAACACCAAGGTTTCCAAGAATATCTACACCTGTATCTAAAGTTCTTAGTTTTCTATCACCGTTGTAATAGAGAATAGAACCTTCACCTGCTACTGCAGAGAATACGTTATTATTACCGTCACCAATTCTGATAGAAGAACTGGTATCAATCCTCAAATCTACTGCGTCATAGTAGATTGATGCGTCAGATTGACCACCAGAACCCATATTGAGTCTAACACCATCCTGCAGACTGACAGCACCGTTTCCACCCCTTACAGTCAATGTCCCCCCATGGACATCAAGCAATGAGGTTGTGGTATTGGTTCCAATACCAACATTCGAGGAAGTAACAATACCAGAAACAATTGTTGTCCACTGGGTTGAAATTGCTTCCTGGGCAGTAGAATTGATGGTTACTCTACCACCAGTCTGTGAGACTGATACGTTTGCACCCGCAAGAATACTGGTAACAATACCAGTTAAGTATCCACCAGGACCAAGATACCTTGCTGCAGTTATAATTCCAACTTCTATATCTGGTGTTCCAGTCAATTCCTGTGCATACAGTGCAACAGTAGAAATGCCAGAAACGTTGGCATAACTCGTTGCTGATGCAACACCAGCAAGTGCCGAATAAGTGGTAAATCCAGCAGTAGTTGCAGATGAAGATATACCCGCAGAAGTTGCGTATCCAGCAACTGTAGAGAATCCAGCAGTACTTGCAAACGCAATGGAGTTTGTTATGGTGGTTCCACTACCGAGGGCAGAGTAAATCTCATCAAAATTGCTATTAATTTTGATAGCACCAGACAGTAGTGAATCACCTAATCCATCGTTCGGTGCAGAACCAGTACTTATCCCTAATTTCGCCATTACACGATAAACATTTATTTTTATTTATGGCATCAGTTAGTGTCAAATGTTGTGCTGCTGCTATCGAAGGAAACAACAGGACTATCAAATGTGGATGGTAATGTTGGATATGAGAAACCAACATCAACTGTATTCAGTGCTTCTGCATTAGGTGCTGCATCTCTCTTGTCAACATCATAAATTAGTTTCTGTCCTGATTGGAAATTATGCTTTTCAATCTTGAAAGTATCAGTAGTTAAATCGACGGTAACTGCATCGTTTGCAGCAAACTCTCTATAGAATAATGGGAATCCCTCTGTTTCTAATTTGAAAGTTGTTAGTCCAACGATTCCACCACCAATTGAACTGGTGAGACCAGTAAATTGACTACTGACATCATCAACTAGAATTACTTTATTTGACTGACTCAGAATAAAGGACTTGAGATTGACACCATCTGGGAAAATTACTCTCTCAATAGAACCATCTGGGAGTGTTTCATCTTCAGTAACCATACTGAAGTTATTTCTACTGTACATTGAACCAACATTGTCAATGCTGATGTTGATGTTCAGTGAGGAGTCACCAACACCGACCTTCATGTGATTGGATGCTTTTCCAACAACATCTAAGTCAGAGAATTCTTTGAATCCTGCTGGGTGAACTAGAGAACGTACAGATTCTTTCCACTCATCATATGGAAGTTCAGACTTGATTGCATATGAGAACTTCTGATAGTATTCATTATCTGAAATTCTTTGCTGATAATCATTGAGATAACCAGTTCTATCCTGGAAATCATTAATCTTTTCTCTTGTTACTGTCAGTCTTGATGTTAAGTTGAATTGATTTGAATTTTCAATAGTTCCAAACAATCTGGATCTGGTTCCAAGTAATTTGTTACCTGCTTCAAGGTCTCCCTTTGAATCAATAATTCTCAGTTGGTTGATACGATTATCCCAACCACTCTCCATTACCTTACCAGAGAATACTGCAACATTATTTGCATTGTATCCAACTACATCTTCACCAGATAAGTATGCAAGGTCATCTGCAAGGGTCATTTCAAAGTCTGCCATTTTAGACTTGTTAATAACCATTCCATATCCATTATCTGCGTTGTATTCTCCCAAGTTTGTTCCAATATTATTCATACTATAGGTAACAGTAAAGTTAGTTGTACTAATACCAGTTACTGTAAAGAACCTATATCCATATTCAGAAGAATTGTAATTTTCTTTTGTATCCGCATCAGATATTCTGCAATTTTCAACAAATATTTCGTCTCCAATCTTGAATGGGAAATCAACATATGTTGAACCTTGAGCATTACTAATCAGAGGATAAATTTGGTTGTCAGCATTGACCAACTCTAGAGTTACATCATTAGTAGAACTGTTGTAAACAATGTCATCAATGTCAAATCCATTAGAATTTCTTATAGGAACAACTCTTAGTGGTTCCGACAGATTGGTTACATTCTGTATGATATTAACCTTAGAAACAGAACCACCTTCAATGATTGCCTGAAGTTGAATAAGGTCATTACCAATAACTTTCAATCTTGGTGGAGTATTGTATCCACTTCCACCTGTTGTTATACCAACACCATCAACTCTAGCAATATCCTTAACTTGACATACAGTTGGTACACTTAGTACAGGGGCTAATGTTGGGTCTGTTGGATAGTCAAATCCATCTTTGACTCTCTCTACAAAGTCAATTTGACCAACTTTTGTAGATGTTGCCTTCAGAATTGCATTTTTGCCAGATTTCGTGTCAATACTAGCAATTCTAGGTGTGCGTTTGTATCCTCTTCCTCCAAAATTGAGTTTTATCTTAGAAATTGGACCAGAAGCATTAGCAGAATCTGTATCATAGAAAATTGTGCTAATTCCACTAGTTGCAGAGTATGAGAAATATTCTGGTTTATCGAGTAAGTTAAACTTAAATGATGTTGTTCCTGTTGATACAACTTTATAAGTATTATTGTAAATACTTGGTCTTAAAGTAATTTTATTGTTTCCAACAACTTCTTTATCGATAGAAATTTGGGTTTTCTCGATAATGTTTGCTGCGAATGGAATCAGTGCATAGAATAATGTGTTTGTGATATTCTTATCTGTAGTATCTACAGTAAGTAGAGCACCAGGACTTCCTGCATTTTTGGAATTTCTAATGTATCTGTAAGATTCAAGTTCAATTAGTAGGTCACTATCCTTGTATAGTTTCAAATCCATACCAGAAAGGGTTGTATCTGACAAGTCAAACTTAAGAGAATTACCCTTTGTGCCAATTATAGGTGGATTGACCAGTGCTATTCCATGGTCACCACTACTAGTACCAGTTATGGTAATTGCAGTTCCAGAAATAGCATCAGAATAGAAATTAGCAAGTTTAATGAAATCTGGTTTTTCCTTAATTATGTAATATGTTCTGTTATCCTCTAGTCCAGGGAGAGCAGAATTTCCTTGTGCATAGTATACAATTTTGTCACCTGTTTTAAAATTATTGTTTGCAAAGTGAATTTCATTATCAGAGACATAAACTCCAGTAGCACCATCAAATTCAATTAGTTCTGTTGTTGCTTTTCTGATAACAGTATCATATCTAAGTTTGAATGTATCACTTAATAGAGGTAATAT